AGGATTCGTAAACCGTGTAAAGACAGACGGAGATGCTCATGAATCAGTTGTAACAGTCGCTAATAACGCCTGGACAACAGATGTAATGCAGAACATCATTCTTGCAATGCCACGCAAGTATCGTGCTATCAAGTCTAACTTGAAGTTCTATGCTGGTACAGATGCATTCCAGGGAATCGTTAAGAATAACGGTACCCTAGCAGACGCAGTTGCTGAAGCATTTGCTTCACAGGCTGGCGGAACTCCAACTAATCGTCAAGCATACCTTGACGGTGGAGCACAGACATTCGGTGGAGCACGTACAACACGTGTTCTCGGAATTGACGTACAGGAAGTTCCATACTACCCTGCAGGATATGTCGACTTGACATTCCCACAGAACCGTGTATGGGGATTCCAGCGTGACATCACTGTAAACCGTGAATACAAGCCAAAGAAGGACACTGTAGAATATACAGTCTTCGTTCGCTTCGGTATTCAATGGGAAGAACAAGATGCTGTCGCATTCGCTGATGCTGAATCAGATTCATAATCTGTAAACAGTTAAAAATTAGGGGGAGTGGGAGTTAATTCTCCTGCTCCCCTTACTACTTATAATGATATAATACTATTCAGGAGGAATAAAATGGAATATACAAATAATCCTACATCAGAAGAAGAAGTAGTTGAAACCCCAGTTGTTGAAGAAGCACCAGTTGTCGAAGAGACACCTATTGTTGAAGAAGCACCAGTCGTTGAGACTCCAGCAGAACCTGAAGTAGAGGCTCCAGCACCAGTTGTTGAAGAGCCAGTTAGCGCAATTACAACACCAACATACGATTCACACGTAGAAGAAGTTCCAGCACTTGGTCCAGTAGGAGATGGTGCAATAGGAGCAACTACAACAGTTCGTCAGCCACGCTCCGCAAAGAAAAAGGCTGAAGTATTAGTTTCTGAAAAGGTAGCAGTTTATTCAACGAAGAATGTTACTTGGTCAGAGGTAGGCAAGGTTTATCGTGGCTACAATATTGTTAGCAAGGATGCTTCTGAAAAGTGGCTCACTCGTTCACATATTCGTCTAGCAACGCCAGAAGAAGTTGCCAAGGAATTCGGTAAGTAATTCATGGAGATATTGAGAGTTCCGCCATACGACGACATTGTTGTAAATTTTGTTGTACCTTTAGGGTACGAAGATGCAGATATATACGCAAGAGTAACAGATATGGCGGACCTTTCAGTACAGGTTTTAGAATTTTTAGGATGGTCAACAGGAGACGATATAAACATTCAACTCCCTGGAAGATATGACAATAACTATAGAGTAGAGATTTACAATATTGGCGAGGGTGAAGAATTAATTCACGAAGAGTTCTATGAACTAATCCGACCATATGTAGATCCAAATACATTAGGAACAACTGCATCAGAGATTGCAGAATATAAAATTTTAGAATTAGTAGCAAGATCAATGATAGACACATTTGTGCCAGAAGGATTTTATAACAAAAAGATAACAGTAGTTGGAACTGGAAATGGCTCAGATTATTTTTCTTTATGGGAAAAGGTTTATAGAGTATTTAAGGTTTATGAGAATAACGTTTTAGTCTATGATAAATCAAACCCAGACCTTGGTGACTATCAGTATGCAATAACACCAGACAAGACTGCTATACAGAGAGTTCGTGCAGATGTTCTTGAGTTAAATAGGTATGAGTCAACAGCACAGAATCTACCAGTTGCAAGTGGAGATCTTGGTTACTATGGATATGAAGGAATATCTTTCCCATCAGGATATGACTACACATTTGTTGTAGACCACGGATATCTTAAAGTACCTGATGACGTAGAGTACGCAGCCAAACTATTGATAGAAGATCTTAAATGTGGTAAGTTAGATTACTACAAGAGATATATAACAGCCTACAACACAGATCAGTTTAGAATTCAGTTTGATAAGGCAATGCTTGGCGGTACTGGGAACTTCTTAGTTGATAAGATACTTGACAAATATGTTAAGACCATTGTCAAGCCAGGTGTGATTTAATGATATGCGAAGAGCCAGACTTTGCATTTCCAATGCTTGCAGATGTTTATCATCCAATAGTTGAGCAGGGAGTTTACGGTAACGTAGAAAAGACCTGGATACTTGATAGAACAATTGCATGTTCTTTTGCACCTGCAGGCGGAGCATTTAAAGAAGAAGTAACGCCCAATGTAAACATAACACAAGATAAGATTCTTATTGGCAGAGCAAAGACAGATATAAGAATGTCAAGCCTTGAATCCAAAAACTCAATTACAAATGTTATTGTTACAAATATTAGGGATAAAAACTGCAACGATATATACACAGAAACTTCTGGTCCAAGATCAGGCAAGTCAACAATATTTGAAATTGCAACACAAGACCCATTTGTTGGACCATTTGGGTCAGTTGAATATTACAAACTAATTATTAGAAGGTCTGAGAATCAGGCGGTAGATGTATGATAAAAGCCAGGTTCGATAATAAAAAATTTAATAACCAGATGAAAAATCTTATTAATTACTCAACTGGTTTTACTGAAGGAGTACAGAACGGAAAGTCAGAATTCCTAAAACTTTTAGGAGCAGATGTGTCAGAGATGGCCTCTCAGTTTATTGATACAAATGCAAGAGTTTCTCCATCAACTTTGCATCACGTTTATGAGTGGTATAAAAATGGTAGTCCTGAAGCCAGACTATTCGATATAGACTATACTGTTAGCAATATGGGATTATCTTTTATATCAAATTTCAAGCAGTCTTCAACTGTAGGTCAGGGATCAACAGAGCCCTTTCGTAATAAGGCAGAGATAATGGAAAATGGAACCAGGGTAATTATAAAACCACGATTTGCAGATGCTTTAAGGTTTGAAGTAGATGGAGAAGTTGTTTATACAAAGAAGCCTGTAGTTGTTGAAAATCCAGGAGGAAACACTCAAGGGGAATTTGAAAAAGCATTTGACATGTTCTTTGGTAGATACTTTACACAGGCATTTTTAAAAAGCAGCAACCTGGGACAATATTTTGAGAACCCAATAGTATATAAGAAAAATCTAAGAAAAGGGATGCGTAGTGGAAGATCCACTGGCTTATCTACAGGTTACAGATGGGTTGTTAACGCAAAGGTGGCTGGATAATGACAGATTCAACATCAGTAATAAATACTCCAGTATTGTGGATTAATAAATATCTTCAAGCAAAGATTTCAGAGTTGACACAATTAGATGATGTCCCTTTTTTCCCAACAGGACCATCTACATTAGAGGCGTTACAAACACAATTCCCGACAGGTGGAACTATGGCAGTTTATGACAGAATGTTTAGAATGCGTAGGGGTCCATTTCCTCATATAAAATCTGAACAGGTTTTGTATTATTTTTATTATACTGCGTCAAACACAACTACCAATATGATTAGAATTCAAGAGGCTGTTTTAAGACTTCTAGATCGTGGAGACGAAAGCGCTGAAGATCTAAACAAATGGGCTAAAAATAATCCAATAAATTTTGGAACTGTTTTAAAACCAGATTTCGTTACCTGTAAGTTCTATTTCCATGATTTTAAGATTTATCAACTAGAAGAGGCAAGAGATATAGTCGACTTTGGAACAGCCCGAACCTATGCGGGTAATAAGATAATTATTGACTACGACTACCATCAACAACAAGACATAATTGATTCAGTAAATGCATAAAAAGGGCTGTATAATTAATCTTGAGGAAACAAGCCCTTTTAATCCAAAAGAAAAAAAAGAGGTGAAATAAATGGCATATACACGTGGTAGCAGCAACAATATTATTGTTGGAGCAGCAGCCCTCTTCACACATGAAGCAGGCGTACTTACAGAAGCAGCCCTTCCAGCATACGCAGAAGACGTATCATACAAGACAACTTTGTCAAATGATGCAGATTTCCGTAACGTTGGTTACACAATGAATGGTTTGGAAATTGAATTCCAACCAGACTTTGGTGAGGTTGCAGTAGATCAGGTTCTTGACGTTGCTAAGTTGTTCAAGCAAGGCATGCAGGTAAACCTAAATACTACATTCGCAGAATCAACACTAGAGAATCTTCTCTTTGCCCTTGCAGGTAAAGATTCAGATCTCAACACAGTATCAGGAAACCCAACACTTAATCTTTCAGCAGGAGACATCGGCGAATGCCCAGTCGAACGCGGTTTGGTTGCAGTTGGTCCAGGAACTGGCGAATGTGCAGCATCAGATGAACTCGAAAGAGTTTACGTAGCATACCGTGCACTTTCAATTGAAAGCGTTACAGTATCTGCAAAGAGAGACGAAGCGACAATGTTCGAAGTATCATTCCGTCTTCTTCCAAATGATGACGCATCATACGGTAAGATCGTAGATCGTACCATCCCAGCAGCATCATAATATAACTTAATATGGGACAGGCTCAATCCTTCGGGATTGGGCCTTTCTCTTTGGTATACTTGTATAATGGCAACAACGGTATATAATACAAAAAATATTACTCTGCAAGATGGGGTAGAAATAGAACTGTCTCCATTAAAAATAAAATATCTTAGACAGTTAATGGATATTTTTGATGATGTCAGAAACTCTAAAGGAGACCTTGAAGCCATTATTGCTTTGTCAAAATGTGCAAGGGTTTGTATGAAACAGTTTAGGCCAGAGATTACTCAAAGCCAGGAAATGCTAGAAGAGTATGTTGACTTGCAAAACATATATGATATTTTAGATGTAACTGCTGGTATTAAAATTAATGAAAAATCAGAAGAGCCAATTAAAAAACAGGCTGTAGACAGTGGGTCTTCTTGGGAAGACCTTGACCTTGCAAAACTAGAGTCTGAAGTATTTTTGCTGGGGATATGGAAAGACTACGACGAACTAGAAAGATCATTATCTATGCCAGAATTAATGATAACATTATCTATAGGCAGAGAACTAAACTACGATGAAAAGAAATTTCTTGCAGCAATGCAAGGGGTCGACCTAGACAAGAATACTCAAAAGAGTAATGCCTGGGAAGAAATGAAGGCTAGAGTATTTAGTGGTGGGCAAGCAGCCAACTCAAAAGATATTGTTGCTCTTCAAGGGATTAACGCACAAAGGGCTGGGTTTGGAATTGGTATGGGCCTATCCTATGAAAGAATAGAGTAAAAAATAAGCCTGCTTATGGTATAATTAAACAACTACAATGGAGGAAATCATGGTTAAAGAAGCAGAAAGCAAGAACGAATTATCACTTATTGATGGAACAAAGTTTCAGATTAAGCCACTAAAAATATCTCTACTAAAGCCATTTATGGAGCAGTTTACTAAACTTCAGGAAGTCGCAGAAGACAACACTAAGTCTATGGATGTTTTAATTGACTGCGTACAAATTGCATTTAAACAATATTTGCCTGCAATAGCAGACAACAGAGAGGCGATTGAGGAAAATCTAGATCTTCCTACAGTCTATAAGATCATTGATGCTGCTTCAGGAATGCAACTTTCTGATACAACAGGTCTTTTAAACTCAATCAAGTAAAGAGGTGTTTTGATTGGCTGACGTAAATGCAAATATTGGTATTAATTTTGATACCAGTCAAGCCTTAGCACAATTACGTCAGTTACAGTCTGGACTCAGCCGTTTTAATCAAACCCTAACTCAGGGTAATGTTGCAGCAATGAATGCCCAGAAGGGCCTTAATAGCCAGTTAATGCAGGCTATTAATGCAACTGGAAAGTTTGTTGCAACTCAAAAAGATGTAGCCTCAAGTACATCTTCTTTCACGCAAGCACTTGAAAAAAATCAAATGTCAATGCGACAGTACTTTAGGTACACCGCAGCAGCAGCAACGCAAAATACCAAGGTATTTAAAGGGATGTTTGCACAAGAGCGTGAGACATTAACCCGTGCTAGTAAAGACAGAGTAAAACTTCTACAGTCTCAGTATATTCAGATGCAGTCTGCAAATGGAGACATGATCAAGACTCTTCAGGTAGTTCCAAAGCACCTTAAGATGGTCAATGGCCAGTATGCAGATTATGCAACACGTATGCAAATGGCTGCACAAAGACAGCAATTTTTAAATAAGTTATTAAGCCAAGGCTCAACTCAACTCCTAAATTTTGGTAAGAATACTCAGTGGGCAGGTCGCCAGTTAATGGTTGGTTTGACTATTCCTCTTTCTATTCTTGGCTCTACAGCAGCAAAAACATTCATGGAAATGGAACAGGCTGTTACAAAGTTTACAAGAGTTTATGGAGACATGTTCACAGGTGGAGATGCAACTGATAAAGCAATTGCAGACATTCAAAGACTTGGAAAAGAATTTACTAAATATGGAATTGCAGTAAAAGATACTGTTGAAATGGCTGCTTCAGCAGCAGCAATGGGTCTTACTGGAGACGCGCTTAATTCTCAAGTAATTCAGGCAACACGACTTTCAGTCCTTGGTCAAGTTGAGCAACAACAGGCCTTAGAAACAACAATTTCTTTAACAAATGCTTTTGGAATTGCAACAGAAGATCTTGCAAGAAAAATTAACTTCCTTAACGCAGTAGAAAACCAAACTGTTCTTTCTATTGAGGATTTAACAATTGCTGTTCCAAAGGCTGGACCAGTTATAAAGCAACTTGGTGGATCTGTAGAAGACCTAGCATTCTTTATGACTGCGATGAAGGAAGGTGGAATTAACGCATCAGAAGGTGCTAACGCACTTAAGTCTGGTCTTGCTTCTATGATTAATCCTTCTAAGAAGGCTAGTGAATTCCTTGCCGATCTTGGAATAAATATTACTGGTCTTGTTGAAGCAAATAAGGGAGATCTAAAAGGAACTGTTGTAGGATTTGCAAGAGCACTTGATACACTAGATCCTCTTAACCGTGCAAGAGCAATTGAACAACTATTTGGTAAGTTCCAGTTTGCTCGTCTTTCTACATTATTTCAAAACGTAACAAAAGATTCTTCACAGGCTGCAAGAGCCCTTGGACTTGCTGGGGCATCAGTTGAAGAATTAGCAATCTTGTCTGAGCGAGAACTTGGCAAGGTTGAAGACATGACTGGTAACAAATTTAAGAAGTCTATGGAAAACCTTAAACTTCAACTTGTTCCCGTAGGTAAGGCATTCTTGCAAGCAGTAACTCCAATTGTTAACTTTGTTGGAAAGATCCTAGAAAAGTTTAATGGTTTAAGTGACGGAACAAAAAAAGTAATAGCAATTATGATTGGTGTGATTGGCGGATTAGCCCCAATTGCTTTGATGACATTTGGTATTCTTGCTAACGGAGTTGCTAACTTAATTAAATTTTTTGCTATGCTTCGTGGAGGAATTGCCAAACTTAATGGTTCAAGCAATGTTCTTGGTAGCGGATTTGATTATTTAACTAATCAGCAGATTGAAAACCTTGCACAATCTAATGCCCTACACACATCTCACAGTCAATTAATTTCTACATTCAATGTTGAGCAGGCATCCGTTAATGCACTTGCTGCAGCATATGGAAATGCAGCAACTCAGGCAAGAGCACTTGCACAATCATCACCAGGACTATTTAACTCAGTACCAGGACCAGCAGGAGCAGTAGCAGGTCTACCTCCAAAGAAGTTTGCACAGGGTGGAGTAGTCCCAGGTAGCGGAAACAAAGATACAGTCCCAGCATTGCTTACTCCTGGGGAAGTTGTTATCACTAAGCAGACTGCAAAGGATAATCCAGAATTAGTAGCAGCACTTCAAAATGGATCCGTAAAAAGATATAATCAAGGAACTGGAAGAGTTGTTACTGGTGATCAACAAACCTTTATTAGTCAGATGGCTAGTCGCTCTAATGATTCAGCAGGTGTAGCAGATGAAATTGGTAAACAATTTGAGTTTATTAATAAAACTTCTGCAGAAAAACTTATTGCCTACGCACAAGCAACTGGCAGAACAGTAACTGATAGTAGTGAAGCAAGTTTAGAGCAGTTAAGAGCATCTTTGGTTAGTAGCGTAAAAAGTGTTATTGAATCAGCAGCAGATGCTGCAGAAAGTAGAGGTAGGCAATTAACTGCTTCTGGAGCATCTACGGCAACTAAAAAAGTAGGAACTGCAGGGGCAGATGCAAGCCTACATAAATTTTACAATCCTAGAGCAAGCCAACAACAAGTTCAGCAGTTTTCCCATGCTGAAACATCTACTTCAATTCCAATTGATCAGTTATCTAGAACTATAAACATAACACATGAAAAAACGCAATCAGAACTTTTAAATCTTCAAAGAGCAATTGAAGCAAGTAATCAAGCAAATGGAACCAATGTTGCAATGCCTACCGCCAGCCCAGTAAGTGGATTTGGATACATGCTTCAGGGGCAGATAAATAAAGCAATGGCCGATGGATCCCCAGAGATTAAAAAATATAAAGATATTCCAGGAAATACTGTTCCAACAATTGATGCTTTCTTGGAAGACTTTTCAGCAACTGGAGTTTCAAAATGGTCAAAAGCAGTTGAAATCGGTGGTGGAAACTTTGAACAACTGTCTGGAGCATTACAAGTATATGATGATAGACTTTTACAAGAAGTTACACGATGGAAGCAAGCCAACCCAGGGCAAATATTTGACGACGTAGTATTTCAAGGAATTGAGCAAACTGTTCGTTCTCAGGTTGCTGGACTAGATACTGAACTTGGTCAAGTTTTTAAAGTAGCAAGAGAAACGGTTACTGGAGTAAGGCTCCACATGGACGCAGAACAGAAGGCAATTGCCAACGCAGATGCAGTTGCTAGAGGTGAAACAAACGTTAAAGGTGAAGCCTATACAGCAGATAAACCAAAATACAATGAGCGAGGAACATATCAAACAGGTGGCACAGAAGTAAGAAGGCCTGGTGGCCAAGGTAATTTTATAGAAGTAGATGAAGCAGCCGTTACAGATGCTAGATCACAAGGAGCCACCGTTGGTCAAGCAGCAATTGATGGAGTTAGAAGCGAGGCTGGAACAGCAGCAGACTCACCATCTAGAAAAGCCATTGAAGCAGGAAAAGAAGTTGCAGAAGGTTTAACTCTTGGAATGAAAGAAGGGCAGGCAGGAGTATCTGCACAATCTTCAACACTTGGTAACACTGCAGTTCCAACAGAAGTAATAAATGAAAAGATGGATGTTGGAAACAAGGCATTCTATGATGACCTTAATAATCCAGAAGACTATGAAGAGAGACAAATTCTTAAATCAGAAGATAGACAAAGAAGAAAACTTGGTGCTAGAGCAAGAGTAGGATCAACATCAGAAGCAAAAGAAAAATCAAGCCTAACCCCATCAGTTAAAAAAGCAAAGAAAGTTATTGCTGAGGGTACCACTGATACAGCAAAGTCAACAGTATTAGTTGCAGAAAAAACAGATGAACTTGCAAATGTAACTAGCGATGCCCTTGATGCTCAAACACAAAATACAGAAAACCTTTTAACTGGTGCACAAATAACAAATGCAACAACTGGAAATCTTGGAGAAGTTCTTCAAGCAACAGGGGCAACTGGAATAGCACAAGAAAATATTGCAAACTCTTCAGAAAGCATTGCAAAAGTAAATGAAGAAATTGAAAAACAAAAGAAGATAGAGAGAGATAGGCTTACAAAAAATAATGCAGACGAAGCAGCAAGACTTGCAGCAGAAAATGGAATTATCCCTGCAGGAGCACAAACAAATAATAATTATGTAAACCCAGCAACAGCAATGGGATCTGTAGAAGCCTATGATGAAGCATCAACCTACACAAGGGACAAGAAGGGGCAGATACTTTTTGATCCAGAAACTGGACAACCTACAACTCTTACGAAGAGTCAACTAGGCAAAAAGAAACGTGGAATGCGTAAAGAAAAGGTTGGAAAGGTTTCTGGAAAGGCTGCAGGAGCATTAGGTACAGCAGCAATGGTTGCTGGTATGGCAGGAGCACCACCACAAGTAACAGCAGCACTTGGTGGCGCAGCAACTGTTGCACAGTTCGCCCCAATGATTGCGGGATTGACAGGACCGCAGGGTATTGTAGTAGCCCTAGCAGCCGTAGCAGCAGGAGCATACCTATTTAATAAGCACCTTAATGCTATGGCTGGCAAAGCAGCACAGTTTGCAAAAGATCTTTCAGCAACAAGAAGTGGATTAAAGGCAATAGGAGAAATGACTGGTAGGGTTGGCGCATCTGAAAAAATGGATAAGCGTAGAGAAAAAAGCCAGTATGGAAAGTATGATGAAGCAGTTAAGATTGACGATATATTTGGAAAACAATTTTTAGGATCAGAACCTGGCAAAAAAGAAAAAGAACTTTTTCAAAAAAATGTTAAAGAGTTTGGCCAAGATAAAGCAGTATCAGATCTAGCATTAAAACTTGCAACAGGAGTTGCAGATGGAGTTTTAGACAGTAACGCAGCAAACAGCATCGCAGCAGCCTTGGCTATAGAACTTAAAGATGCAAAACTTGAAATGCAGGTTATTGGTCAACTAACCTCACTGATTGGACCTGATGGTGAAGATCTAGAAAAGGAACCTATGAAAGCCAGAGTTGCAATAATGGCAAAGGCAGGACAAAGAACCAATAACCTTGAAGATAATGTTGCATCAAAGTCAGGATTTGGACAAGGAGCAAGAAAAGAAGTAGCAGCACTTGCAGCATTAAATATGAACAACTTAGAGTTGGCAACAATGATGGCAGACCAGGTACAGGTTGAGTATGAAACTGCAAAACAAAAATTAGAAGCAGAGTTAGCATCAACAGCAAATGCACAAAAGAAATTAGAGATTGAAACACAACTTTCTGCACTTAATGCTCAGAATGTAAAAGACACTCAATTTATGAATGATCAAGTTCTTTCACAAATAAATAGAAGTGCAGCAAGTTTTGATAAAGTTTATAGTGGTTCTGTTTGGGGTAAGCAAGCAATGCGTGAGGATGCATACTTTGATGCATCTAAAGCACAGGTTGAGTCAACATACAAGGGTACAGATCAAGAAGAGGCTTCTAAAACATTTTTAAAGAAAACTAAAAACCTTGTAAATGATACTACTTATGGAGAGTACAATTCCGAACTGGGTAAGAATGTAACTACTGGTCTTGCTGGAGAAAAAGGAGCACAACAATTCCAGGCAAAAATGGAAATGCTTGTTGGAAGCAAGGTTTTGAGTCCATCAGAAGCAACAAGTTATATGGATCTGTTCAGTGGCAAGTTAAACGAAATGGATTTCTTGCTAAACGCAGCAATTAAAACAAAGGGTACATCCAAAACAAAAGAATTGTTTGGTATGTTTTCAGGATTTGGTACTTCAGAGGGTAAAAAACAAGCAACTTCAATTATTACAGAAATGGTAATGAAAAAGAAAGATCCAGCGCAGTTTGACTCAATGATGGAAACCCTAAAAAGTATTCAGGCTCTAGATGGAAATACAATTGACTTTGAGATTATGGTTACAACCATAGGCCTTGCAGGACTTGAAACAATCAAGAAAGAGCAAGCAGCACTTGAAAAAATAAAAGAAGATGCTAAGAAGGCTGGCAAAACATCTTTAGCCTCAGAAGATGGCAAGACCGTTGATGCCTCTGCCGATGTCTCTCCAAATATGAAGGCTGCAACCGATGCATTAGAAAAGAACGAAGATAGAATGGAACAGTTTAAGAAAGGAACTCTTGAGCAACAAACAGAGTACTTGCAAAAACTTGCAGCACAGCAGATATATGAGGCTACAGTAAACGATAAAACCCGTACTGCAGATATAGAATTTCTTGCTGCTCAGCAGGCTATGAATCAAGCATATATAGACGGAATTGCAATTGGCTCCGATGCTTATGTAGCAATTTTAGCAAAAAATGTTGCAGCATTAAAACTTCTTTCAGATAGTGATTTTGCAGTTGAAAAACTTGAAATGTCAGGATTAGGAGGAGTAACTTCTGTTGGAGCAGATGTGCCTGCAGCAACTCCTAAAGTAGGTGGATCAAACCCTCTAGACTTCCTTGATGATCTTGCTATGCGTATTAAGAATGTTCGTGATGGTGCATTTGATGCAACAAAACCATTACAGTCTATGCTTGCTGCATTTAGTAATCCAAAAGTAAAGAAAGACATGTCTACTGCATTTAAGATGTTTGATGGCCTTCAACAAAGAATGATAGGAATGAAGGTTCCAAAAGAATTTAGAGATATGATTATGGGGATGTCTGCAAAAGACTTTAATGAGTTAGCAAAACTCACGGGGGATAAAGCAATCTTTAAGTTTAAAAAAGATAAAAAAGGAAAAGCCCTACCAAAAACAAAAGCAAATATTGAAGGACTTACTCCTACTGGTGTAAAAATGATGAAGACATACAATGAGGCGATAGTTGGAGAAGCCAATGTTGTTAATAGAGAAACAGTAGAGCAAATTACAAACCAAGAAACAGCATTTAAAATGCTAATTGCAAGTGGAGCAAGTGCAACAGAAGCACTAGAGCATGTTCAAGATGCAGCCACTGCAGCAGCAATTGCATCAGGTGCTCTTGGTAAAGTTGGAAGTCCAGAAAGAAAACAGTACATTGAAGATTTAAAAAAGGCTGCATCTGAGACTGAAAGATTTGCACTTAGCCAAAAAATGATTATGGCAAATGAAGAGTTTAAACTACTTGAGCAAATGCCAAAACTTTCAACAGCAATGCAACTTGCAGGATTTTCTGCAGACCAGATGACAGAGGTATTAAATGACCCAGCACTTGCAAGACATTTAATTGAAGACCTTAAAGATGGAAAGGTTGATTCTGAAGAGATAGCAAATTATTTAAACTCTATTGAGGCTAAAAAGATTATTGATATTCAAATTAAATTTAATGCTGGACAATTCTCTGAGTCTGCTAAACCAGGACTCGAACTTGTAGATGAAATGTTTGCTGTTCAAGAAAGCCTGCTAAGAACTGGTGCAGACCCAAGAACAACTGCAATGGTTGACACAATGAATGCTAATAACAAATCAATTAAAGAAGCAGAAGCATCTGCAGCAATATTTAGAAGACAAATTGAACTAATTAATCGTGAAATTGAAAAAGATCAAAGAGCAATTGAAAAAAATTATTCAAGACCAATTGAGAGTTTATCAGAAGAAGTAAATGATTTAAATAGAGACCTAGAAATGAATCCCATCTTTGGTGATCGTGCTATGGAAAAACTAAATACAGAAAATACCACTCTATCAAATGACTTAGCCTTAATTTCTAATGCAGCAGAAAAGATTAATGAAAAATATGACAAGCAAGCAGAAGCGCTTCAAAAGGTTTCAAATATTAATGATGGAATATTAAGTCAACAAAAGGGGCAACTCGATCTTGCGGATGCATTATCAAAGGGAGATATCTCATCTGCTGCACAAGCAATGCAAGCAAACCGTGCAGATGCAGCAGGAAGACTTCAGACAGATGCTTCAGATGCTTTAGAGCAAGCAAGAAAAAATGAGATTGATGGGCTTCGTGGGCCACAAAGCGGGTTAAGTGAAAAGGATATACAAAGCCGTCAGTTTGAAATATCTCAACAACTTTATAGAATGGAGACAGACCCTGGAAGAGTTGCAATCCAAGAACAAATAAGAGTTAAGCAAGATGAAATTTATAGACTAGAAGAACTTCGTGAAGGAGCACTTCTTAAGATTAGAGATAAAGAAGATAAAATATTAGAGATTCAAACAAAGCAACTAGAGCCTCTAGAAGATAAAATTGAAGATTTAACATATGCCAACACTTTAATTCAAGAACAAATAGATAAACTTGTTGATGAGATAACAGTATTAGATCAAACAAGATATAGTTGGGATAGAATAAAGGCAAGAATAGATGCTAATACTTTAGCAGGTAAAGACCTGGATAAACAACTTGGAGTACTCCTTGCATCAACAGATGCAATTGATAAGAAGTGGCAATCCGTTCTTGATAAGTTAAAAGCATACAATAAAACTCCACAGGGAGTTCTTGATGCAAAAAACAAGACTCAACAACAAGCAGCAGCAGATCAGGCACTAACTGTTGCAGAAAAAGAATTGGCTGATGCAGAAAGGGCATTTAAAGATGCAACAAACAAAGGTGAGGCTGGTAAGTTTTCAGAACTGTCTAAGAAAGTTGATGCAGCAAAAGCAAAAGTTGCAACAGCAAAAGCAGCAAAGGTAACAGCAGATAGTACAGCCCCAGCAAGTCAAGGCCTAGGAACATGGGATGGAAATGGTGCAGGTGGAAATGGTGCAGGTGGAAATGGTGCAGGTGGAAATGGTGCAGGTGGAAATGGTGCAGGTGGAAATGGTGCAGGTGGAAATGAAACCAAAAACCTAAAACAAGGGGATGCAGCAAATAAAGCATCATTGATATCAACTGAGCAAAGCATCAATGCACAAACCGCAGCAGCAGATGCTGCATTTGATCAAACATATATAGATAAAATCATAGCACTTGGACTGCCAGATCCTAGAAAAACTGAATATGGAAATTACGGCGACAAAGGATTGAATATCGCTCAACGCGCAAAACTAAGAGAAGCAGGACTAGACGATGATTTTAGAAGAATTAGCGAAAAAAGTCAGAGAGGACAACTAAATGCAGAGAGGGCTCAAACCCACCCATTACTAGACTACAACAATCGTCCCGATGCAACAGCACTAGCAGATGACAACTTTTTTTATTTTTATAGTTGGACAGGAACTTCTTGGGCTTTATATCGTGCTTTAAAAACCAAAGAGAATATAGGAGATTATGGTTCTAGGTCTTTTGGAGGTCCGACTGATGTCGTCTCCGACACTGATAGACGAGGATCAAACTCTTTAACTCTTCAACCTCAGCCAATCAAGAATAGTCGTGGAGAGGTTATTGGTTATGAAATTCCAGATTATCCAGTCCCAGCAGAAACTGATCCTGTCAAAGTAGCAGCCGTAAAGGCAGCAGCAGTTGCTAAAGCAGCAGCAGAACTCAAAGACAAGGAGGAAGCAGAAGCACTTGCTGCAGGAGATCTCAAATTCAATGAACAAGCACAACTATTCAATACTTCAAACCCTAACTTTGGTACTGGTTATGGTAATTATCCCCGTAAACAGGTTCCAACTTTTTCTTCAGGTGGATTTGTTTCAAGTTTGTTTAATTCTGGAGGATATGCAAAGGGAACCGACACAGTTCCTGCAATGCTTACCCCAGGAGAATTTGTTATGAGCAAGTATGCAGTCCAATCTCAAGGTATAGATAAAATGAAAGCAATAAATAATGGAGATTCAGTAGGGGACTCAGTGTATAATTATAGTATCAATGTTAATGTATTGTCAGAATCAAACCCTAATGAAATTGCAAGAGTTGTAATGGCACAAATAAAAAGCATAGATGGTCAAAAAATGAGGGGGACTAGGATATAATGGCAACTAATAACTACATGTCTGGTAGAAAGAAATACTCCAGACCACAGGCAATGTTATTTTCTGACAACCCTGGAACAAAAGTTGATGGGTTTTATATACCAGATGGCAACGAGATAGGGTCATATACAGCCTCTGAAGGGTCCAATGGGGAGTTTTTAATACTTTCAGATGATAACAGGTCAGGTATTGACTTTAAGCCTACTAGAATTGAAAAACGGGAAAGAATGATCAATGGCCGTATGAGGTCATACCATATTGCGGATAAACTACAAATTACAGCATCTTGGAATATGTTGCCATCAAGAGCATATGATACTAAAGCAGATTTTGATACCAACGGAAATGCGGATATGATTAAAACTGCTTCTAGACAAAATCCATTAGAGTTTACAACTGATGGCGGAGCAGGCGGAGTCGAACTGCTTGATTGGTATGATAACCATAAAGGGTCTTTTTGGGTATATCTTTCATATGACAAGTACACAAACTTTGAAGATACAGATGCAGGGGAAACAGACAATAGGTTTAATAATATAAATAAATATAATGAAATTATAGAAGTATTTTTTTCAGACTTTAGTTACTCAGTTGTTAAAAGAAGTGGTTTGAACTTTGATTTTTGGAATGTGTCTCTAACACTGGAAGAGGCATAATGTTTCAAGATAAAGATTTATTAAACTATATAGAAACAAACTCTTCTGTTCAAACAAGATCATCAGTGATCGCTGAATGGAATATGAATATTGCAACAAACATATCTTTAATAGGAAACTACAGATATAGACCAATGCAAGAAGACTCTGTATACAGAACAATTCCAAACACTTTTGACCCACTAGATTCTGGAACTACTGCTGGAGCAATTAAATACTATACTGGTGCTACAGATGCAGATATCACTATTGATGGTGGAATAGATCCAGAAGATAATGAAACTCCAAATACATTAAAACCCATTAAAGAAAAAATGAAGATGCTCTATTCACTAGAAGACTGCTTTAGTTATCAAAGACCAAGATCTGGAATCAACAAGGCAACATTTTTAAATGGAAGATATATTCACAACCCAAACATTAATATGGCAAAAAGACCAAGGTACTATATGTCAGACAAGAATGATCCCTTTAAGTACTGGACTTCTTTTAGAACAGAAGTCGGTACGGAATATGGAATTGCCAACAAAACTATTAATGGAAGACACAGAATAGAAGACACTGCTCCATTTGTAGTATACAAACAAATGGTCCCAGCAAACAGGATAGTGGTAAAAACACAAACCAATATTGGGGAATTAGATTACGGAACATTTTCAAACTCTTCTGAAACATTTTTAGACCCGTACTATAACGAAGTAAATCAAACAACTCCAAAAAAATGGAAGATTCAAGTATTAAAAAACAATACCTGGGTTGATGCTATATCATTTTCTGATGAAGAGAGAAGAAAAGATGGCAAGCCAATCTTTGGATCTGATGGGTACGTAGAAGTTTCTTATGGATTAGTTGTACCAAAAGCATATTCAAATAATTTTAAATTTATTGCAGAACTATCATCTGAGACATTAAGACCAACAGAAGGCCAAGAGGGAGATGCATATTTAATTATTTCAAATAGTACATCTCTAGGTGTTTATCATATATGGCACTTGGGAAGTTGGAAAACTTTTATACCATCTTATGGTTGGTCACTTGAAGATTCTGCCGTTGGAACTCTTACAAATTTTGTTACAGATCTAACTAATCCACCCGCATTTACATTGAACAATCAAACAAAGTATAAAGAGTTCGAGTATATTTCTGGAATAAGAGTCATTATTGATACAATGAATAAATTTGATTCTACCTTTGATCTTATTGAACTATCGCCAAGATTAGTTTCCGATTTAAGTGATAGGGTATTAAGTTTTTCTGTTAACAAAAGCGCCTCTGATCTTGGAGCAAGCGGTCTTCCAGTAGGACAACTTCTTGCGTCAACAGGATCACTTTCTTTATTTGATTTTGATGATGCTTTTCATCCATCAAATAGTTTAAGCATTATTAGTAAGTATGTTTCTAAAAATATTCAAATTAAACTTTATGAAGTTATTACAGATAATTCTGGAACTGAGTATTACCTACCAATCAAGACTATGTACTCCGATGGATTTCCAAAACTAGACAACCAATCAAAAACCGTTTCTTTAAATCTCAGAGATCTATATTTTTATTTTGAATCACAGATTGCTCCAGAAATGTTGCTAACCAACACCTCTGTAAGTTCTGCAGTATCACTGCTTCTTGACTCCATAGGGTTTTCTAACTATGTTTTTAAAAGAGTTGAAGAAGAATCAGAAATTGTTATTCCGTACTTTTTTATTCCACCAGGAAAAAGTGTTGCCAAAGTCTTAGAAGATATCGCTGTATCAACACAGACTGCCATGTTCTTTGACGAGTACAATAACTTTGTTATGATGAGCAAGGATTATATAATGCCATCAAAAGACCAAAGACAAACAGATCTAACCCTTTATGGCTCAACAGACTTTTATGATTCTGGGGTAGTTAAAAATGAAAGAAATAATGTCAAGTTGTCAAATATTTTAGAAATTACTTCTCAAGAAAACGAAGTTTACAATGGTGGAAAAATTGTCTATAGCACAAGGCATATACAAAGATCTATTGGTTCAATAAAGCAGGCAAGCCTTGTAGACAGCGAAAAGGTATGGATATATAAGCCAGTTCTTCTTTGGGAGGTTGGTGGAACCGAATACACCAAGTCTATTAACGGGGAAGTTGGAAATCAATCAACCTATATGCTAAGTGCAATACCACTTAACTCAAGCCTATCTTTAGACTTACCATCAGTAAAGAATAATACAATAGTAAACAATGTGATAGATCTGGGTGAGGCAGTTTACTGGATTACAAGATATAACGGATACTTTTATTCTAACGGAGAAATTATAAAGTATGATGCAGTTCAATATAACATATCTGGCACTGGCGATGTTTGGATTAACAGCGTTCAGGAATATGAAAAATATTTTTCATCACTACCGTTTAATGGAAAAATGTATCCTACAGGTTTAGTAAGAATATACGCTGAGCCAAACTACGAGGAAGTGTCTGGAATATCAAAACTTAAAAATGGAG